GCGCTGATTGATAGTCGTGGATGCGGCCAAGTTGTAGATCTGGATGTCAGCACGCGCCAGCGAGCCACCGGGCGGCACCAGCACATCAAAGAGGATCCGGAACTGCCGCCCATAACTGTTGTCGATGAAGCGCTCGCCGTTGATCTGGATGGCCCATGCGCGCAGGTACTGATTCAGTTCGCCAGCCATACCAAATGGTTATCCTTGCCCAGATTGTCCAGAGTCGCCTCAGCGCCCACGAAATACAGCCGCCCAATATCGTCAGGCAGGTCGTAGCCCTCGGTGATCACGGCACCGGCCGCCAGGCCCATGCCGAGCGCCACAGGCGCGCCGTCGCGGTAGATGTCCAGCGTCCAGATCGGCGCTTCCTGGTACGCCAGGTAGTGCGTGCGGAACTCCAACAGGTTCTCGCCCAGGCGCTGCGTGAATCGCTGATTTGCGTTCGCGCTGCCGGACTTCAGGGGGATCTCGATCATGGCGACACCTGTGTGATTCCGTCTATCGAGTTGACCGCGTAGGCCGTGGCCGGGCTTGGCTCCTGGCCCACCTGCTGGCCGCCATTCGTGGTGGCCGCCGCGCCCGCCTTGGCCGGGTCCCCGTCCGGCAGTTGCCCCTGCGTGGGCTGTGTGAAATCCGACAGCCGGGCCAGCTGCACTAACTCATGCATTTCTGCCACGAAGATCAGGCCGTTTTCCACTTCAGGGTTGCGGTCGCGAGACAGGCGCGTGAGAACCATGTTCTTCAGCTGGATGTCCACCGCATCCACATCGAACGGTAGGCCCGCCACTAACAGTTCCAGCAAAAACTGCAGCGTGCTTGACGCTCGGGTGCCGTCCGACCCCGCAAGAAACCCAGCCGACATCCCAGCGACGGCAGCCACATAGGGGTTGTTGCCCGCCAGATTCGACAGGCCGCCCGCAGCCAGACCGAGCGGATCAAAGGCCTTGAGCGGATTGTTGCTGATGGCGCCGGTCAGGTAGTAGGCCATCGGGTTGATGATGCGGTGATCCGCGACCCTCACACCGGCCTCGACTGGATAGCGGGTCAGCTCGACCGACGCCTCGAACGAATCCTCCAGGACGGCATCGAACTGATAGCCCGCGATCTTCGGTGATTGGCGGGTGAATAGGCTGATGATGCTCATCGATCCACCGAGGATGTAATGTCGTCGCGGGTGTCGCGCTCGCGCCGCTGGATGACGTCCGTGATCTTGCTTTCCATCTGGCGGCCATCCAGCTGCACGGTCATGTCGATGTGGTTGTCCACGCTCACGCGCGGCGTGACTGCCGGGACATCCAGCCTATTTTGTTGATCGCGCAGCATGATGACGCTGGGGCTGGTGGCGGCCGCCTCTGCTGGGCTTACCTCGCCGCCAGAGTAAACCGGGTCGCGCGGCACAATACTGCCGGGGGGCACATCGGGCACGGCCGATCCGAGGGGCGCATCTGGCGTTCTGTCGGGATCGCCAAGTGGATAAAACGGGGCGCCTTCAGGCCCGAAGGGCACCAGCGAACCGCCCTCGGTCATGCGCTTGCGCTGCTCATCGGTCATGCCGTTGACTGCCAGATCGCCAGCGATCAGACCGGCACCGGCAACCGCCCCCCAGGTTCCAAGCCGCGCGATGCGTGCGCCGGCGGCGCCCATTGCGCCGGGAGCAATGCCGCGCAGCATGACGCCGCCGCCGGCCGCCGCCCCGCCGCCCACTAATAGGGCCGTAGCGCCGGGGTTTTCTCCGGCCACATCTGCTGCCTTGGAGATCAGGTCTTGGTGGCCGTCGATAAAGCCGCCCAGCGATTGCAGGATGCCCGTGAACCCAGGCAGCACCTTGGCGGCCAGCGTGTTGCCCACGCCTTCCATGCGGGTCTCGAACTCGGACAGCTGTTCGTTGAAGTCGCGCGCGGCCTCCGTGGCTTGGTCGAGATTCCCGGCCAAATCGTGGGCGCGCTGGATCGATGCGTCGAATGCCTCAAGCCCTCCGCGCAGCGACCGCATGACCGCATCAGACAGGCCTAGCGCGTCCTGCACTTGCCGCTGCTGGTCCTTGTTCATGCCCTGGACCATCGGCGCCAGGGTGCGCAGGAAGTCCTTCCCGGTCGTCGTCTGCGACAGTTGAGTGATATCCGCACCAGTCAGCGCGACGTCTTCCAGCGGCCCGAGCATACCCTTAATACGGAAGTTCGACTGTGCGGTTTCGATGCTCTTGATGGCCGCGATCGCGTCATCCGCGTTTCCACCCAGGGCGGCCAATGCACGACCATAATCTGCAATGTACTGCCGGGACGTTTTCAGGCCTTCGGTAGCCAGCCCGAACTGGTCCACGCGTCGGCCAGCAACAACCGCCGCGGTCCCGGCAGCAGCAAAAGCGCCCGTGATAGCCGCGCCAGTCAGCCCCACCAGCGAACGCATACGCCCCAGGCTCGACTCGACCTTCTTCGCGCCGGCGTCGTAGTCCTCGGTGTCGAGGCCCACGCCAATCAGGAAGCTTTGTAGGACCTTGGCCATGGCTTATCGCTTGTGTTTTGTGGTGCTGGCGGCCTGGACCGCCTCCCGGTGCGATCGCACCATTTCATCAATCGCCTGATTGAACCGCTCGACGTCTTCCAGGCTGTAGGTGCCGTCGGCGAGTTGCGCCCAGGTGCAGAGCGGCGGGCAGATGCCGCTCACCCCGGCGCAGGGGCGCATCAGGTACCAGTTGACGGGGCTTGCGCTTGGCTGGCCGCGTCTCTTGCGCTTGCGTCTGCCCAGTAGGTAAAAAAACCTTCTAGGTTCCAGATCAGAGCCTTGGCGCGAAGCCGGTTCCAGTCCATTGCGTCGGACTCGTTGATCGTGATCTGCTGCTGGGTGCCTTTCTTGAACACGCGATCCAGCATCAGCTCGTCGATCTTGATCTTGGCGGCATGCGGCATGGCCAGGAACATGAAGAAGATCACATCCTCGTCGACCGGCGCGCCTGGCTTGGCCTGGGCCAGCCTCTGAATCAGCGCCTGAGTGAGGATGCTCAGCAGTTCGTCCTGGGCGACGGCGGACGCCCGGGCGACGTTGTAGCTGCCGCCCTTCAGGGCGAAAGATTTGACGGTCTCGCTCATTACCCGCCCCGCAGCGTCGTGAACGCGTTGAATTCCATAATGAACACGTCATCCGAAATCGAGGCGCCGCCGGCCCGCTCGATGGCGCCATCATTGACGATGGCCCCCTCGGCGCCTACGGCGTTTTCCAGCGTGCCGATGACCGTGCGGGTGTAGGTGATGTTGGCATTGCTGCCATACAACCCCTGCATGTAGGCCGCATCGGCCCCGCCCGGATTGAGGGAGATCGTCACGCGCCGGCCAGGATTAATGCGATCCAGGCGCACTGCGTTGCCGCCCATGCCGCGCCGCAGCGTGCTGGACGGATCGATGGGCTCTTCGGTGACGGGGTTTTCCGCCTCCCCCCAGTCGGTCAGCTCACGGCCGTTGACGGTGATGACGGTATTTGCGGTGGTGATGTTTGCGAGTGCCATTTGTCAGCCCTTTGCTTAGTAGACGTCGATATCGACCAAGGCCTTATGGATGGCCCCGGCCCGGAACAGGCGCATACGGATCGGCGCCGCCAATCGTGCATTGCGGTCCTCGGTCGAGATATCGAGGATGTCTTCGGGCTTGGTCAGGATCTCGAAGCCGATGGTGTATTTTTCGACCCCATCATCCGGGTCGACGTAGTTGCGCGGACCCAGGTAGCTGTTGGCGATGTACTGCTCACCCACCTGGCGGGCCGTAGCCAGCAGCACCGCCTGTCCGCGCGGCGTCTGTTCCAACTTCGTGGTGACGTTGGCCAGCGCGTTGTACAGGCGCACGGTCAGCGTGTTGATGAAGGCGTCCAGGTTCACCACGTCATCGATGTATTCGCCGTAGGACGATGCCGTGATGGTATTCAGCCACCGGCCGACGTCCTGGCTACCCTGCAATTCCACGATGGGATAGAACACAGCATTCTTCGATTCCATGGCGACGATTTCAGACCCCTTCAGGTCTTCGGCCGCCACGCCGGGGGATTTCTTGAAGTTGCCCGTGATGGTGCTGCGGTCCGCGCTGTAGTTCACGACAGCAAAATGCTTGGCCAGATAGGTCCCGGACTGCGCCTCGGTCGCGTGGGCGGCCGTGTAGACGTGGCGATAGCCCAGCGTCTTCAGCTCGCTTGCAATGTCGGTGGTCTTGTTCTGGTCCCGGATGTCGGCAACGGCCGCGCCCGTCTGGTTGTTCACGAACATGGACGCGTTCGCTTCGCACCAGGCGGCAATCGCTTTCACGTCGGCGGCAACAGTCAGGCCGGCAGCCGGGAAAAGCGTCCAGTACCACCAGAAGGCGTCCCGGGCCTTATTCAGGGTTTCGGCGATGGTGGCGTCGGTGGCGTCGGTCATCCAAATGGTGACTTCGCGGGTCTTCGGCGTGCCGCCCAGCCACGCAGCCGCGGCCTTGTAGGTTTCGGTGGTCTCGGGGAAATCCTCGGCGACCTCCTGGATGTCCAGGTAGGTCTTGCGCGTGTCAACAGTCAGCGCGGCGGTCGTGACTTCGCCGGCAGCAGCGAAAATGCAGGCGCTGCCGAAGTTGGCAAAGCCCAAGCCGGCAGGGCTGATCCGGGCGTTGATGGTAATGATTCGTTCAGCGGGATACGCCATGATTCGGCCTCTTGGTTAGGGGGTTGCTGTAACGGTCGCAGACTGAAGCTCTGTCCCGTCCTCGTTCTGGACGATGCCGGTTACTTCCATGATGCGATTGATGGTGTAGACGCGCGCCGCCTCCATCCTCAGCAGGATGTCCACGCGGGCGCGTTCTTCGTGCTGATTCGACTGCAGAGCGGTCAGGTCCAGCACCGGGCCGGTGGACATGATGCAGATGCCGGCCTTGAATAGCGGCCAGATCACGTCATCGCGCTTGTCAAACTGCAGCAACTTGGCGGCGTATTCCTTCGCGCCATCCCGGTAAAACTCGACCGCGCAGGTCACCTCCTGCTGGCTCTTGATCGTGTGCTCGAATGTCTCGCCATCGGGCAGCAGCTTGCGGCGCTGAAACGCCATGCCACGCTCGTTGATGCCGGTACGCACATGGATGGATGCGTAGCTACCGATGGGTGCCGACTGATTGTCCGCGCCCGGAATAATCATCGGCACACCGGACGCCGTCATGACCGCCGGGCGCAGCAGCTTGTACAGTTCGATGTTCGTCATGGCTGGTTGTCATATCGGCTCACCACGATCTTTGCGTAGGTGCGCCAAGGTCGGATGTCGGAGGCGATGATCTGCCACATCTGACCCAGGAATTCGAGGTCCTGGGCCAGCTTGAGCGCCTCCAGGTCGCCCGAGTTGATGTAGAGCTTTCGCGGATCCAGTACGCGCTTACCGGCGCGCAGCAGGTTGTCTGTCTCGCGGTCGTTCGTCGGCTGGATGGTGGCCGTGTAGTCGATCTCGATGGGGGTGCCTGGCACCCAGATTCCATCTTCATCGCGATGCCCGTCGGCATAGGCCTTGAGCGTGACGGTTTCCGAGCGGAACACACCATCGATGTGGCCGCCCATATCCAGAGGTCCGCTCATTCCATGCCCTCTTGGGGTTTCTTGCGCACAACCGTCGAGGTGACGGAATTGCGCATGTTGCCTGTGTCAATCAGGGGGTTGCTGCTGCCCTTCTTGCGGATCGTGGACGGCTTGTTCGGCGGCGTGTCCAGATCGTTGATGTACTGCTTGATGGCGTCCTCGGCCTCAACGCCTACGCGGACCATGATCTGCCGGGACGTCAGGCCATCCTCGATGCCCTCGCGGATCGTTTCCAGGTACTCCTTGGTGCCGGATTCCGCCCCGGTGTCGAGCCAGCGACGGGCCGGGATATCGTCGTTTCCAAAGTGCTGAATGGCGCCCAGTGTGGCCACGGTCATGCCGTCGCTCTTTGGCTCGACGCCGGCGGATTCGTGGATGCCGACCAGGGCGTAATACGGCGTGCGCAGCTTCTTGATCTCGTGCTCCAGGGCGCGCTGGACGCCCTGCAGGCCTTTAATCCTCATGCCGGCAGCCATCAGATCACCCTCGCGCCCATGCCCGCCCGCCTGCGCAGCCGGTAGAACTGCTGGCCATAGACGGTGTAGGTCAAAGCGTCGTTGCCGGCGTCCATCATCGAAGCCACGCGGTAGGAAATGGACTCGTCGCCCACCTGCTTGGACTGCGTGTTCAGGCGGGCAATGCCATTGACGCCGCCTGCTGGGTCATCGCCATAGAAGAACGTCAGCCAGTGCGCGGCGAACAGATACATGCCGCGCCGTTTGAAATTGTCGCAGTCGAGCGCGAACACCCCCCAGCCGCTGCCGCCGGTTTCCGCGCCGGCTTCGCACAGCACGTCCTGGATGATGTCGTCGGTCCATTTCGTGGTGTCGC